TGCGTAAAGCTAGTTACTGAACCATTACCTCGTCTTACTACATCAGGAAAGCTAAACTCTCTTCCTGAAGGTATAGTAATCTTTTTACTACCTATAGCTTCTTTAGCCAATCGGGAGTGCCATAGGTTGATTTCTTTGTACTTGTCTGTGAAGTGTTTGTAATATGTAGCTTGAGCAGCCGATCTCCCAAATCCTGTTGCTCCGTACAAGGGAGCAAACGTGTGTGCTTTCGCTTCTTGCCTAGAAGTTTCTTCCCCAGCATCGCTAATAACACTAGCAGTATAACTATGCACATCAAATCCATCTTCTATCTCCTTCATTGCTATTTTGTCTTGTGATAAGAATGCTGCAGTTCTAAACTCTAACTGAGCAAAGTCTGCTTCTAATATCTGTCCACCTTCCCAACGAGAAACAAATACTTTCTTAACAGGAAATGTACCACCTCTAGGCATATTCTGCATATTTGGATCTGCTCCACTAAATCTACCCGTAGCTGTCCTGTGCTGTAATAATCTAACGTGTAGCATACCATCAGACTTAGTATATGCTCGTATACCATCAACAAAAGATGAGAGATATGTATCTAGTGCAGATAGTCGTTGTATATCTGATAAGAAGTTGTATGCTTTCATAGAGTTTGTTCTCTTTGTCATGTGCTGTAATACATCTAACATCTTTTTATTAACACTAAAACCATTAGCACTAACCCACTTTACATTTGGTGGATTGAATCTAAATCCTGCAATCTTAGTGGTGGGAGTAAATACATAACCCAAAGCATGACAGTTTACACACTTAGGCAAGTTAGCATATGGAGTGCCATCTTTCTTCAACTTCTTTATTCTCCCTGTGCCATGACATACAGGGCATCTCTCAGCTACAGTCTTATACATAATATTAGAGTTAGCTTTTACATTTCTTAATAGCTCTTCCTTACTCATGTAAGGTGTAAAGTTATTCATCCATGTAGTCTTATCTTTAGGTTTTCTACTATATATAATCCAAGATAACTGTTCTGGACTATTTAAATTAATAGGTGTATCTCCCATAATTTCTTTTACTTGTTTATTTAATCTATCTTCTATCTCTTGCTTTTCTTTTTCAAACTCATCCTTAACATCATTGAGTACATCAACATCTACTTTAAAACCTCTACGATATATCTTAGCGAGTGCTAGACAAACCTTGTTTGTAAATATAACAGTATCCATCAATCTCGCATCATCTGTAGAGTTAAGTCTTTTGTATTGCATATCACATAACTGCTGTGTAGCACGTAAGTCTGCAGATAGATATTGTGCTAACTCTGCTCTAGGTATCTCATCAACTCCCATATCTTTTGCAAAGTATTGTTTGAGTGTGTCTTGCTTTTTAGTAGCTAGATCATGTCTCTCAGCACAGGCTTCCAAAGATAGTGGTTGCTTTATACCACGTTGCAATATGTATTCTGCTAACATAGTATCAAAGACAGGACCATCATATCTAAAGCCTGACTCCCAAAGCCACATAAGATCATAAGCAATGTTATGTCCAATTAGGATAGTAGTGGCATCTAGTAACTCTTGTATGCCTACAGAAGCCTGACCATCATTCTCCATATCATATAAATACTCTACACCTTTATCTGTCCTACACCCCACCATAACTAATTTGTTGGTAGGCTCAAATGGATCAAGATGCATCTTACCATCTCTTTTAGTTACTGTATTTTCTACATCTAATGTTAGTTTCATTTTAACTCCTGTATTATATTTTTTACTTCTTCTATAGGCATATTAAACCATTCTCCTGAACTTTGTCTAGCTATTTTTTTAGCTTTTTTATGTGCAAATATTTCTGCTTTTCTCCTATCCTTAACAGGAACAGATATTTCTATCTTGTAATCACGAAAAGGACTAGAAGTTTGGTATGAGTTACACCTGTCTTTTGAATCCACTGCCATGCCTATTTTCACCCAACCTTCCCAAGCAGGATTTGTAATAGCATATATATGCCCGTTAGGTTGTTGATCATACAGCAATGTCACTACTTTACCAATAGATGATACATCAGGTATGTTACCTTTAATTTTACTAATGTTACCACCCGTTTTTAAATATCCTCTTAAAGTTCTGTATTTTCTTTTGTAGAAAATTAAACCCTTTTCATTCATATGATGATTTAACCCTACTTTTCTCCAAGTAAAACCATCAAATCTTTTACCATCTTCTCTAATGTCTCCTTTAACACTCATACTTCGTATCTCCCTATTTTATAGTTAAGTGTACAATGTCTTGTACCATGCCATCCTGTAAGTTTGTTCTTTACAACATTTAAGTGTCTTTGTAAATCTTCTTTATCAGGATCATCATCCTGCTTTGGTGGATTCTTAGCTATCAATATCATCAGATCAGCTTCTGCTGCTTTACCTGTACGACTACCTTCCATCATAGATTGATTGAGTAATACTTTACCCTCTGCATCTGCAGATAGCTGTGACATATAAAAGATAGCACAGTTGTACTGCTTGGCAATCATACGTGCATGAATAGCATTTGCTTTGAGTGCTTCATCTTGTCTAGCAAAACCCTGTGTACGAGCAAACTTATCTCCCATATCTAACACAACTATGTCAGGACTGTAGGACTTACACACACTCTCTACCCAAGACATATCTCTACCTGTGGCATCTTTAATCTTAATCTTCTCCTTGATAGGTTGATAAAGATCACGAGCTTTAGTTGGTTCTCTCTTAATCTCTTGCATAGTCATACCTGTGGATGCAGTAAGATACCTTGCACCGACTCTGTGACTACCCTCTTCATTACATAAAACAATACAACTAGCACCTTGTCTTGCAAAACCATCAGGAGATGCAATAATACTAGCATGGAAAGAAGTCTTACCTGTATTAGGTCTAGCACCCACCTCTATCAAATGTCCTGCATTAATACCACTAATATGTCTAGTAAGAGATGGTAAATTAAAATGCCATCTAGCTTCAAGGTCATTCTTCTGTAATAAAGTCTCTATATCCATATCATCCCACTCCACATTTAAGTCAGGTGTAAAATCATCATTATGTTGTTCTAATAAAATACGTAGTGGTTCTAAACTAGACTGTGTACCATTGACATAATCAAATCCTAGATTAGCCACATCTTCTCCTACAACTCTTTGGAATAACTTTGACAGAACCTCTTGTGCTATGTCTTTACCCAAAGGTTTTTCTTTTTTGATATCTGTAAACAATGAAGAGTATGCTTGTTTTTGTGCAGTTGTAAGATTAGGATTGTTAACCATGAACAATGCTTCTATCTCATCAGGTGTTACACTTCTACTATATTTATCCATAGCAGAATCTATAGCTGTCTTTACTTTGCCTACGTCTTTGCTAAATAGTCTGTCAGGACACTTAGCACCTCTATGCTCATCATAGAAACTTTTCTCCATTAAACTTCTAACTAATGCTATTTCCATACTAATTTCTCCTTAGGGGTTAGGGAATATAAATTCATAATATCTTCCGTGTTTAAATATTTTAAGTCATCTTTTAATTTTAATACCTTTATGTCTTTTACATATTGCCGCAACTCTTTGGCAAACGATATTGTCTTAGGGATAGCATCAGGGTCTAGTGCGATTATAGCAGTTGAGAATTGCGATAAGTATTTTTTATGGAGATCAGATAGTGATGTACCCAACACTGCTACCCCTACGTAGACATCACCACCTATAACAGACGCACTTATGCAATCCTCAACCACAACTGCCACTTTACCACAACCAAACGTAAAGGGCAATCCTGTATTACCATATCTTTTCCATTTAGGTAATCTTTTACCGAGTGACCTTCCCACACCATCCACTATTGCTCCATTATCACGGATGGGGAAAACTACTCTATGTTCTTTTACATCATACTGTAAATCTAATTTATCTAAATTAATATCATACTTTTCTGCAAACTGTTTTACTTCAGTTCTATCTGTATGACTCACAATATACTCAGGTAATTCTGTTCCCAAGTTGGGAATGGATTTATCTGCCTGATCTTTGTGCATTTTCTTTTGTATATCTTCCATAGTTATTCTAATTTTACTTTTACCAGATACATTACAAGATGCTTTATAACAATTATATAATAATAAACCCATAGAATTTGTAACAGTAAATGTATTATATCCATTACATATAGGACAATCCATTCTTAATGTATCATCAATAGGTATGTTTAATTGTTTTATATATGTATATATATCATTGGGCATGGACAGTATCCTTATATCATACTTTTATTTACTTGTCAAATTTCTACGCATATTGAGTGCAACACTAGCACTCGTAAGGGTATGCTTCATGTATGGTTTAACACTTTGAGGGTTGGCATGACCTGTTACGGACATAATATTTGCCATAGACACTCCTGCATCAACCATTTCTGTTGTACCTGTTCTTCTAAGATCACTCAATCGTAGCTCTTTAGAGAGTCCTGAGAGGGTCATAACCTTTCTAGCTAGTAGAGGTAGCTTATATAGTGAATAAGGCTCGTAGACCCCCTTATATGGCTTTGTACGGGGTGCTACATACTGTTGAAACCCAAAATCCTCTCTCTGCTGCAGTAACATCTCTGTCAAATCATCTGATATTGGCAAAAATACCTCTGCTCTCCTCTTTGATTGTTCAATATGCATAATTTTTTTATCTAAATCTAAGTTTTCCCACTTTAGTAACCTCATATCACCTAATCTTTGACACCATTCGTATGCCATCTGTGCTATCAGACCAACATTACGTGTTTCAAACTTAGAATATGCACAATCTAAGAACTTTTTTATATCATCCTTAGACCAAACTACTTTTCTTTGCTTTGTCACTTGTCTTTTTACACTACGAAATGGATTACTTTCTATATGTTCCATGTCAATAGCATAATTAAAAATTATCTTGGCAACAGATAAAACATGGTTTGCAAGTGACACTCCTCTGTCGCACCAATCTCTGTAAACCACTTTACACATCTTTGTACTGATGTTTTGCAACTGATAATTACCAAGTTTAGTTGAGTCTAGTGAACTGTCCATGATTATACGAGAAAAATACACATATTGCTTTCTTGTTTCCTCTTTTATGTGCTTAAACTCGTATGAACCATAGTATTCCATAATTAAATTTTTTAATTTCATGCTGTCTCCTTAAACCATTTGGGTCTTTGGCTATAGTTGTATCTAGCAAATCTAGATTTGTCAACAATATAAAAATTACGATAGGCTTCTATTGGCATAAACTCATCAGTCTTTAAGTTATCATGCCCACTAAAACATTGTGGGTGTGGTGTTAAAGGACCACTTGGTATACAGTCTATGCCTTTGTACAAGGCAATGCTATGCTTACCTGCACCATGCCATTTGCCATACCTTTCGTGGTACTCACATAACATACAACAATACAAGTCATATGCAAATCTATAGTTTTCAATAGTCTCCATTGCCCATAGTGTGCAAGGGTGCTTCTGATGCACAGGTTTGTATAACCCATGCTCCTCTGCATAGTCAGGTGCATGATGCCATAGTGCAGTACACAACATCTGTGCTTCTTCTAGTGGCATCTTAACTACGTGTTGGTCACATAGAGATGATGCAATTTTAATTGGTGTATCTTCTATAATAAATCTATTCATGTTCTCCCCCTTTGTCGTTATCGTCATACTTAATTCTCTTGCCATTGTGATACATATACCTACTTCTGCTTGGTGTGTGATAACCTTTCTTCAAAAAGAATGTAGGTTTTCTCTTTGCAGTTTCAAATGTAGCTACAGTTAAAACGATAGCACTTATTAGAAACACGTGAGCAACTGCAGTTATACCAAACACCCACATACTACCAAAGTACATAGAGAATACTATGCACCACATCCATGCTAAGACTTGCATGACCATGTGTCTAGTGTTCAAGTCAGGTATGTGTCGTAATGGATTACGTTGATGATTCATAATTGATTGCCATGTATCGTGTACTATTTTAGTCATATATACTTCTCCCATAATGCTTGTAGAAACACCCAAAGTCCATAGACATGAAGTGCTACTACCACTGTTTTTAATACTTTGTTCATTGAGTCATCTGCCATGTAGACCCAATCGTGATACTTCCTAGGTGTAGTCGTACCATATGCTTTCAATCCTAAGTAATCAAAGTTCCAAGCATCTCGCCTTGTATCTTTCTCCTTAGTCATGTTGTCTCCTTTACATTTTTTAATCTTGTCATGTGTTCATAGGCTAAATTATAGTAATGATGTGACTGTTCATCATCTCTTTTACCATATAAGTAGGCATCTCTAATACCATTTTGTATGGCTACCCATATGCCTTTCTCATCTATTTGTTTATCTAACTCTATTAAATTCATTATACCATCTCCTTGTTGTTGTTATACATTTCATGCCACTCATCTGACTGTATGCCCTTGAGTATATGTGCAATCACATCCACTGTCCACCCATTGCCAATCATTTTGTATCTCTGTGAGTTGGACACATGATTGGTGTAGTTGTCAGGTAATGTCTGCAATCGCTCACACTCTAATGGTGTCAGCTTTC